TAGTCATATCGTGACATTCCGATTACACACACACGACCATCAACATACAATTTACATTTCATTAATTCAGTTTCTTCTATCGTACCGATAACATCTATTTGAATTGTTCTTTTTTTACTCATATCCATTCAGTTTTGAACCATTTTCCTGATGTCAGGTAAATGGTAATTATTACCAATTAAATTCTAATTGTATTATCAGTCAACTGTTAATCAACCTCCACTAACTCACCGTTTTCCAGTCTATACCATGTATCAGCCTTGACAACCTCACCATCGACTAATACAGCCTTCCAATCGACAATATCATACGTATCTCCTCTTTCCTCAGCTATGACCAAAATTGCACCTATTCCGCCTTTTACCTGAACATTGCTACCTCTTGCAACTGACAAACCATTAAATCCTGTTGAAGCCTTTCCTCTTGCCGTGGCAGCACCATAATTACCAGCCGTGGCAGCACCTCTATCACCAGCCGTGGCAGCACCACTATCACCAGCCGTGGCAGCACCTCTATAACCAGCCGTGGCAGCACCACTATCACCAGCCGTGGCAGCACCTCTATAACCAGCCGTGGC